CCGCCGCCACGACGCAAAAACCACCGTCGCAGTTTTGGGAAAGGGGGGATTATAGGGGGGATAGGGGAGATAGGGGTTATAGGGGGAAGAGGGGGAAGGGGGGACAAGGGGGGAAAGCCCTTTTGCTGGGCATGACAAACGCCCGGAGCTGCTGCCCTGGGCGCTGCTGTCATATCTTGTCTCTGATCGCGTCGAGGACCCAGGCGTTGACGCTCTGGCCGCACTGCTCGGCGGCGTGGCGGATCTGGTCTTTGCTCGGCGTCTGGTCTTTGCGCAATTTGATCGTGATCTTTTCGACGTTCTCTCGTTCCCACTTGAGCGACGCGCGGCGCTGCGCCTCGGATGTTTTCGGCGTCATCGGCTTTCCTCCGCATCTAAGGCAGACGTGACAGCATCCGTTGCCCCGGCAGGCTTTTCGCGAGTGCTTGGTGGCATGACCTGCCGTATCTTTGCGTCTCGGTCTGCCTGAGTGAGGATAGCCCGCTCGATGAATGCGGAAACGTCCTCGTTTTCGGCGTCTGCGGCGCGCTGTGCGGCGTTAAGGGCTGCGGGCGTCAAATAACCCTCGGGCGAGCCTTGACGCGCTCCTGCACCGTTTGGCTCTGGATTATGCGCATATCCTCGAGACGCTGCGGCAAAGCTGCGGGCGCTGTCCATTGCAAGCCGCAACCCGCTCTTTGCTTCGAGCGCTTCCAGAATATAGCGGTTTGTGCTCTTGTTCTCGCTGGAGGCGGCGGCTTTGATCTGCTCCGCACCGCCCTTCGGAACGACAACGGCGAGCCGGTCATAGTTGTTTTTGTTGTACTTGGCAATCGCCTTAATGCTGGTTCGACTTTTCTTGAAACTCGATTCCTCTGACACTCAAACATCCCCTTTTCATCATGGTAACTGCATTATAACACAATTACGTGGTTAAAATCAACAGCCGCGTAACTGTGCAATAATACGGCATTTTCTCGTCGCGTAATTGTGCAATAATAAGCGCTGCGTAATTACACAATTACAAAAACATAATTGTGCAGTTATGCAAAGACTATTGCGTAATTACACAATTACGCAATATAAGTAGGGGAAATGCAGCGCTGTTTGTCCTAAATTGAGTGCTCGCAAAAATTTTGAGCACTGCACTATTTTAGGGCTTGACATTGTTATAGCTACATGGTATATTGTAGCTATAACAAAGGAGGTGTGAAGATGTCTCCCGCTTCGAGAGCCGAGTATTTCAGAGAACGCAGAAAAACCATTGCGCAATTCAACGTGTCAGTTCCGAAAGAAAAATTGGACGCACTGGAACAGGTCTTGAAAGAAAAATCGAAGACAAAAACGCAATGGCTTAACGAAAAGATCGATGAAGAACTCGGGAAATAAGGAAAACAGCCTGCCGCCGACCAAAGCATACAGACTGTTTTCACCACCCATCGGAGGTTGCCCTCGTCGGTAAATTCATTCTACCACGGGGCAGACCTCCGCACAAGACGAAATTGAACGGAGGAAATATTTTTATGGGTATTCTGGATTTCAAGGAAAATATCATGGACGTGTTATACACGCAGATCGCCATTCTGGACTGCACGCTCACATCCATGGACGGCGGAGATAAGTTCGTGGAAACGTCATTGTTCTCAGTAGAGCAGAGCTTGCTTGCGCTGCATGAGGAAATGGAAAAGAAATGGTGCGATGAGTTCGACGTGGAGAAGATCAGCGCGGAAGTGGAGCAGGCAAAGGCGGTGAGCGCATGAACGAGCCCGCAGATTCTGCGCAAACGCGCGTTACCATTTCGAGGGTTGAATTTTTCGATGACCGCGACGGAGCTGAGGTATATTTGACTGGAAAACCGGCTGAAAGTGCCCTTGCAGTTTTGAGAGGCGAAGGCTGGCGCTGGTATCCAATCAGAAAGTGCTGGTGGAGATACCACGCATCCCAGCATTTACAGTCGCTGCACGATGTGTTCTCATCAACTTGACCCGCCCCCGCCCTCCTGAATAGCAAAGAGCGTCCCCACCACTGGGGACGCTCTTATTATATGCATGACACAGTAATGACGCAGCACGCCTATTTTGCATTGATATTGCAAGAAAAGTATTTAAAATCTCGTTAAATAGAAAGAAGATCCGGAAACCCTTGCAAATCAAGGGAAACCCTTGTGCCGCAATGGGTTGCGGCCTGCGCGGGACTGTGCGAGACTGTTCCGAACTGTCTATATCTCGGACGCAGTAATGACGCAGTAAATTTGCTGCTTCTGCTCACTCTGCTTTCGCGGAATTTGCCCGGTCTTCGGCCCTCATTGCAAGGTACGCGTTGACCCGCTCCGCGCCGCTGGCATGATGGCGGGCGCGCAGCTCCGCATAGACAGTGGTCGTGACCTGTTCCGTATCGCCGATGAATGCCGCCATCGTCTTAACGTCAAGCCCAGCCTCATAGCAAATCGTCGTGAAACTGTGCCTGAAGCAGTGCGGCGTGATGGGGTACGTTGGAATCGGCTCCCCGTTCTCGTTCTGGACGTATTCGACCAGACCAGTATTCCGGCAGTAAGTTTTCCATCTTTTACTCAACTGCGCAGCGGTCAACGGTTGCCCCTGCTCATTGTGGAAAATCAGGCCGAGCCGCCGGTTCGGCAGCACCTCGGCAAGCGGCGCGAGCAGGGGGATCGTGCGCCCGCTGCCATCGTTGTTCTCGCGGTTGCGGTTCTTCATGAAGTGCTCAAGGCGTGGAATATTCCCGTATTCGTAGTTGAGCTTTTTGTTGATCGTGATCGTCCCGGCCTTGCGGTCGATGTCCTGCCAGTTAAGGGCCAACAGCTCACCGCGGCGGCAGCCGGTATAGAGCAGCATCATCCCGAGCAGATAGTCTTCTCCGCGGTATTCCTCGACCTTGCGCTCGTCCTCTTCCGTCAGCGCGTGGCGCGTTTTGCGGGGAAGGTTACGGCTGTGCTTTGCCTCTGTTGCTGGGCTTACGTCAATATCCCCCTTGAGTACGGCGTGAGAGAATATCGCCTTGAGTACATAGAGTTCTATTTGCACTGTCTGTCTGGAATAGCCCTTGCCCTCGAATTCTGCGATATATCGCTTGATATCGCGAGGGCATACATCTCCCGCCGCCATCGGGAATGCTTTCTTGATCCGCTCTACCGCGCATCGGTACGGGCGATAAGTGCCTTGCCTGATCCCTTCTTCCTCCTTTGCTGCGAACCATTCGTCGGCGATGATAGGGACCTTTCGCCCTAATTTCTTTTCGGCGCTGTACGCGAGGATCTTGCGGTCGACCTCTGCGCATGTTTTGCCGCGGAAAAAGATCCGCTTGCCGTTGACAGTCCTGCTTGTCTCAAACAGTCCGTCCGGTCTCTGATAGTATTTTTTCTTGGTCATGATGGTTTACCTCCCAAATATTACTTGTCAGACAATGGAAGGCGTGCTATACTGTGTCTTGACCTCCCAAATTTGCCTTGCTTCGTCGTGGTTGCGGGGTAGATTGGTCAAAGCGTTCTGCGTTGCCGCGCAGGGCGCTTTTTTATTGCTCAGATTCGCGCGACGTTGCCGCGTGCGCGCGTTTCTGCGGCTGATAGGGTAATTTCACATTTGCTCGTCAAGAGAGCCTGTGACGCGTGTAATCTCCGGCGAATTTTAGTCTGTGAACCGGATTATGCCCCATCCCCCGTGAGTAGCATCCAGATAGAGCAGCAGCAGAAAAATCAAAAGGAACGTGAGAATCCCAAACAATACCCGTTTCTCCCGCTGCTGCTGGCGGATCAGCCGCCGCAGATCATCAATGTGGGCGGCGTAAATGCCACGGTCATCGGCCTGCTCGCTGTTCCGCAGGATCTCCAGAATCTTTTCGGCCACATCGTCCGGCGGTTTCGCCGCGCCGGAAATGTATCGCGATACCATGCTTTCCGACACATTGCACTGCTCCCCGATTTCCCGCAGCGTCAGCGGGCTTTTCATGCGCATTGCGCGCGCTTTTTCCGAAAAATTCATCGTTTTCCCTCCTTTCAAGTTTTTTGCAAGGAAAATCCGCCCTTTGCATTGGACTTTCCTGCTAAATGGGGCTATCTTTTTTGTAGTCCCCTCCCATTAAAGCCCCGGTTCCGCTTCGGCGGGCCGGGGTTTCAAATAGAAAGGAGCGTCCCATGACAGACCTTGAAATCCTGTTGGCATTGCGTTCCCTACCCCCGGAAAAGCAGGCGCTTGCTATTCAAGCCCTGCAAGAGCTTCTATTATCGCAGCAATCCGTTCCCGGTCCTCCGGTGAAAGATTATGGATCATCATGAGCAGCCTTTTATCTTCTGCGTTCAGCTCGCCCTCATTTGTTGGGGCGGGCTGTTTTTCGTCTATCAGATATGAAGGCTGAACGTCAAACAGTTTTGCCATTGCTTTTATCTTGGATGTTGGTATATCGTCGACCCGGCCGCACTCCCATTTGCTTACAGCATTGGTTTTTACCCCCAGCTTTTCGCCTAATTCCGTTTGTGTCAAGCCGAGGGCTTTCCGATGCAGCCGGATTTTGTCCCCTATTGTCATCGCTTCTTGTCCTTTCAATTTATTGTCTTAATAATACCATGGCTTTTCCAAAAGTCAACAAAAAATATCTTGACAAGGTGAAATAAATGGTTATAATAAAATTATCTTGAAAAGGTGAAAATGAAAGTGAGGTGAGCAAATGAACACAGCTATGTTAAAGGGGAAACTCCGCGAGAAGTCAATGACGCAGTTAGACGCTGCGCGCGGAATCGGAATTAGCCTTTCGGCTTTTAATGCCAAGCTAAACGAAACTCATGGGGAATTTTCGCTCGGTGAAGTCCGTGCGCTGAAAAATCTTCTCGACCTTGATATCGCACAGACTGAGCAAATTTTTTTCAGCTAAAATTATCTTAGAAAGGTGAATTATTTATGAAGAGACGAAACATGCCTCTGCCCCAACCATTTATCACAATTAAGCACCCCTCCGGTTTGACGGTGTTGGTCCCATTGAAGGACCTGACCGAGTTTGTGAAAAGCATGTGCAATCTGTATCGCTTTCGGTGGAAAGCAAAAAAGACAGCCGACGCACTCGAGAAAGTGAATCGGCTGTCGATGGAGGCGATAGTCGCGTGGGGGAAGGTTACTTCTCCTTATGTGAATCTTGCCACTGCTGACCAAGAATGTTCCCAGCAACAGCAGCCTTCTGACGGTTCGCATCCATCAGAAGAGGCTTCCGGCAGTGAGGACAGATAAGTTTCTCTGCCGGAGTAGTCGCCGGGGCAAGAAACGATTTCCCGCACGAATCGCAAGTGTAGTTCATTTGCAAGCCATCATTTGGAATGTTCATCAATGCACGTCCCCTTTCTTGAAGTTAAGCAAATTATACCACATTCCAAGAAATGGCGCAACTCAATGAAAGGAAATGTATATGAGCAAAGTTAGTTTGAGAACCCAAGCTGCCCGCCTCATGCAATCGAACCATGGGACGAGCGCGTCCAAGCGTCGAAACGGCGGGAGCAGAAAACGCAACAGCAAAAATTATGGGCTGAAATCAAAGGCAAACGGCTTTAGACGATAAATTTATGAAAGGAGCCCCCATGAACGCACTGCAAACCTTTACCTATCAGCAGTCCACCGTCCGCACGGTCGAGCGTGACGGCGAACCGTGGTTCGTCCTGAAAGATGTATGTGACGTGCTGAATCTCACAACCCCTGCACGCGTGGCCGAGCGGCTCGATAAAGATGAGGTGAGTCAAACTCACCTCACCGATTCGATCGGTCGCCAGCAGGACACCACCGTCATCAACGAATCCGGCCTTTACTCCGTCATCCTCCGCTCGGACAAGCCCGAGGCCAAGCCGTTCCGCAAATGGGTCACGTCCGAAGTCATTCCGTCCATCCGCCGCACCGGCAGCTATCAGAAAAAGCAGCTCACCCCCGCCGAACAGCTTCTTGCGCAGGCGGGTGTGCTGGTCGAGCAGGAGCGCCGCATCGCCGCGCTGGAACAGTCAGCGGAGCAGACGCGAAAGGGAATTGCCCTCATCGCCGCCCCCGCTGCCACCGGCAAGGATACCTAGCAGGACGAGACCGGACATGCCATCCGCCAGATGTGCAAGGAGTATTCGCTGAACTACCAGACGACGACCGGCGATCTCTACCGGGAGCTGGAAGAGCGCGCGGGCTGCGATCTGGAAGCCCGCAAGCGGAATCTGCAAAAACGCCTGCGCACATCCGGCGCGACGGCGGCAGAGTGCAAAGCTGTCTCCAAGCTGACCGTCATTGCCCGAAACCCGCAGCTCCGCGAGATTTTTTCCGCCGTGGTACAAAGGAGGGCGGCAACCCTCTGTTCCTTTCGTACCCCGAGCCAAGACGCCTGACCATCCCCGCAACCACGACCAACCCAAGAAAGGAGAATATACAATGCCTCGCGAAAAGCAAAACTACCGCGAAAACCTCGCTGACATTTTGGAGTTTACCGGCGGCAAACGGTTGCTCTCTGTCAAAGAGGTCAAGGCCTACACCGGCTTTGCGGACGAGCGCAGCCTCAAGCGCCGCTATCCCTTCCAGAACGGCTACATTTCCGCCGCCACGCTGGCCTCATGCCTGTCAGGAGGGACGACCGAATGAACACGATTCAATGTATCTGCATGGAGTGCCAGACCGTGTTTCAAGCCAACTACTGCAAGCCCCTCGAGTGCCCCGCGTGCGAGAGCACCGAAGTCCGTCCGGCCGAAACCTGCCCCAAGTGCGGCGGCGCGATGCGCCCGCGGGATTGGATCTGCCGCACTTGCCGGAAAGCGCTGCTTGAGCGCATCACCAACTTTTTCGACACGCTGACCTGTGAAGAAGAATCCCAATTTGATGAATGGATGGACGGCGATTCCGTCAGCGACCGCCGCCACTGGGAAAGGAGCAATGAAGAATGACACCGTTGACCATTGCCATGATCGCCCTCGGCGCGGTCGAGCTGTCCCGCATCCTCTACTGCCTGATCGACATTTTGGAGGGCCGCCATGTTTGATGTGACCTTTGACGAAGCAAAGCACGCCTACACCGTCGATGGCAAGGCCGTCCCCAGCGTGACGCAGCTCGTCGCCCCGCTCGGCGAGGACTATGACGAGCCTGAGGACGATATGCTCGCCCTGACAGTCGAAGCCGCCGCCGACCGCGGCGCGACGATGCACGCCTACCTTGCCCACCGCCTGACCGGCGGCGCGCCGGAGGATTTCGAGCTGCCGGACGCTTACGCCCCCTATGCCGATTCCGTCGAGCTGTTTCTCGCCGAGCACCGCATCGACCCGTATCTCATCGAGCAGCCGCTCGGCACCGAGGGCTTTGCCGGGACGCCTGACCTCGTCACCGACTTCGACGGCACGCTCGCGATCCTCGACTATAAATTCGTCTCCCAGATCGCCAAGAGCAAGGTCTCCGCGCAGCTCGGCGGATATTTCACCCTCTGCGGCGACAATGCCCTCTATCCCGAATCCCTCTTCGCCGTCCAGTTCTTGCCGGACGGTACATACCGTCTCTATCCTGCGGACGTTGGGCAGGCCCTCGCCTCGTTCCACGTCTGCAAGACCCTGTACGAGATCAAGACCAAGAAGCATCCGCGCGGGCGGATCGCTTAAAGGAGACAGCCTATGGAAAAGAACACCACCATTTATGAAAAGCTGCTCGAAATGCAGCGCCGCGTGGATAGCGTGATCCGCGACGGCAAGAATTTATCGGATAAATACGACTTCGCGTCCGACGAAAACGTCCTCGATACCTTCCGCCCCCTGATGGACGAGTTGGGGCTTCTGCTGATCCCGTCCGTTACCGGTGCGCAGCTGCACGAAGGCACGACCCGCAGCGGCACGGTGCGCTACCTCACCGAAATGGTCATCACCATGCGCTGGTACGACGTGGAGACCGGCGAAGAGCTGACCGTCCCCTGGTACGCGCAGGGCGTCGACCTCGCAGGTGAAAAGGGCGTCGGCAAGGCGCTGACCTACGCCGAGAAATATTTTCTCTTGAAGTTCTTCCACGTCGCCACTAAGAAAGATGACCCCGACGCGGACAAGCGCACGGGCGCGGGGGAGAAGGCCCAGCGCGGCACGCAGGCGGGGAAGGAGACGCAGCTCTACCAGCGCCGCGCCCTCTCGCAGATGCTCTCCGAGCTGTACGGCGGCGACGCAGAGAAGATCAAGACCGGCTTGATCGCCATTACGAAGTCGGACAAGCGCGGCTTTGCCGGGTTTGACAGCGTGGACAAGCTGTCGCCCGCGGCGCTCCCCGTGGCCTATTCCAAGGTGAAGAAGGCTTACGAGGACCGCATGGGTCACGCGTTCGAGCTCAAGGAGGATGACCCCGATGGCAATGGTTAAGTTCGGCAAGACCTACTATTCAGGCCAGCCGAAGGACGTCTATCTCATCTGCGGCAATGCCGTCCGCGACGGCGAGACCTTCGACGCCAAGGGAAACGACCTCGGCAAGGTCACCGTCGCCGCGCAGGAGCACGAGGACGGCAATACGCTGTTCGTCCGCCTCTGTGGTTGGCGCGGCAAGGCAAAGGACGTCGCCGCCGTCCGCAAGATGGACTGCGTGCTCGCCGTCGGCGCGCTCTCAAAAAACGAGTACAACGAGAAGACATACTACGACCTCGACGTTGACTTCATCGCCGTTTCCGGCGTGAAGCGCGGCGGCGCATCACAGGATTTCAGCGCCCCCGCCGGTTTCGACGAGATCGAAGAACTCGGCGACGGCGAACTCCCATTCTGAGGTGTGCCATGGATAAGACAGAACGCAAGAAGCTCTTCTCGTTGCTGCGTCAGTTTTACCCCAACGCAAAGCAGCTCAATCCCGTCACCATGACGGCATGGGCAGCAGTGCTCGAGAATTACGACTATGAGCCGGTCAAGGCCGCGGCGCTCGACTATGCCGCGCACAACAAGTATTTCCCTGACCTCTCCGACCTGCTTGCGCCGCTGCACAAGGAGCAGCCGGTCGAAGAACCGGCCATCCATCCCGGCAAAGCGTGGATGAAGCCCTATCTCGAAAAGTACATGAAGGAGGGGGAGCAGTGAAAACCAGCTTTATTGTCCCCGGACAGCCCATCCCCAAGGGCCGCCCCCGCGTCACGCGCTTTGGTACATATACCCCGAAGCGAACCCAGCAGTTTGAAGCGTCCATCCGCCGCGCGTGGGAGGAAGCGCGAGCCGTCCGTTTCCCGGACGGTCAGCCCCTGTTCCTCTGCGTGTACGCCCGATTCCCCATCCCGAAGCGCACACCGAAGCGCGACGCCCCCGGGATGGTCGGCACGCCGTACCTCAAGGATCACGGCGATATCGACAATATTGTCAAGGCCGTCATGGACGCGCTCAACGGCCACGCCTACGCCGACGACGCCGTGGTCTATGCGATATCGGCCAATAAGCTCTACAACGAGCGGGCATTCACCGTTGTGGAGATTTTCACAAAGGAGGACGCGCCATGAACCGCCTGTTTTTCGCCGTCCTCGCGGCGCTGATCCTCTCCGCTCCGCCCGCCGTCCCCGCCGAAGAGCGCACGGCGGCGCAGATGGAGGAAGCGCCTGCCGCCTATGACCCCGCGTGGGATATCCCTGCAAGCGAGCCTGCCGCCTGTGACGACGTATTTCTCGGCGAGTATACCTTGACCGCCTATTGTCCTTGTACGCGCTGCTGCGGCAAGGACGACGGCATTACGTCCACCGGCACGCTGGCGGCAGAGGGACGCACCATCGCCGTCGACCCGCGCGTCATCCCGTATGGCTCGCGTGTGCTGCTGATCTTTCCAGACGGCACGCAGCGCGAGTATATCGCCGAGGACTGCGGCGGCGGCGTGAACGGAAACCACATCGACGTGTTCTTTTCCGACCACGAGACCGCCCGCGTCTTTGGCGTACAGTCAGCCATGGTCTACGTGGGAAAGGAGGACGCCCCATGAATGAAATGGAATGGACGCGCATCCCATCACCCATCGACGCGGAGGCAGACCGCCGCACCATCTGCGCGATCCTGATCTCCATCGGGCTTGAAGTCCGCATCGTCAAGATCAAAGCGACGGCGCGCGGCAGCGCGAAAAAGTATGTCGAGTTTCGCCCGCTTTCGGAGGTCGACCATGAGCTTTGAGCATTGCCACTTCTGCAAGCCGCCTGTGAGGCACGCGGGCTGTCACAGCGATTGCCCGTACTACGCGGCGGATATCGCCGCGCGAAGTGCGGCGAAAGACGAAAAGCGCCGCTTGACGGCCGCGAAATGTGACTGGCTGTGCGCGCGCCAATTCAAGACGCAGCGCTATCAGCGCTTGAAAGGACAGCAGTGATGAAGGGAAGATACCTCTACCTCGCGCTCGATCATAAACACGCGGGCGTCGTGACCTGTGTTGCGGATTCGCTTACAGAGCTTGCGCGGCTGCGCGGGACAACAATTTCCGTCGTTTCCCACGCGCTCGCGCGGGCGAAGAAGAACCCGGAAAGCAAGTCGTGGTATGTCTCCGTCTGGATGGAATGGAGCGACGCGGAGTATGAAAAATATTTTGGTCGGAGAATGTGAGGGGCGAAGATGAAACACCTCGGCGATATTACGAAGATCAACGGCGCGGAGATCGAAGTCGTGGACGTTATCACGGGCGGCTCGCCGTGCCAGGATTTGAGCATTGCGGGCAAACGCGCCGGGTTGGCCGGCGCAAGGAGCGGATTGTTTATGGAACAGGTTCGCATCGTAAAGGAGATGAGAGAACATGACAGAGCGAACGGACGGACAGGTGACATGGTCAGACCTCGGTATATGGTCTGGGAAAACGTGCCCGGAGCATTCTCGAGCAACGGTGGGAAAGACTTCGCGGCAGTCCTCGAAGAGATTATCCGCATCGCAGAGCCGGAAGCCCCCGATATTGAAGTGCCTGAAAAAGGCTGGAACACCTGGGGGGGCTACCACGATGAAGTGGGAGGACGATGGAGCGTGGCTTGGCGAGTGCATGACGCGCAACACTGGGGAGTTCCCCAACGTCGCCGTCGTATCTCGGTTGTCGCAGATTTTGGAGGAGACACCGCAGGAGAAATACTCTTTGAGCGCAAAAGCGTGTCAAGGCATTTTGCGGAGGGCGGAGCGGCGCGGGAAAGACTTGCCGGAAACGCTGAAAACAGCGCTTCTTATGCAGTCCGAATTAGGGGGGGCTGTGACGGAGGAGGAAAAGGCGCTTTAGTGCAGGAGGACAAGAGCGGAACGCTCGGCACCGGCAACGACCAGACGATTTTCTGCATGGCGACACAGCAAGGCGGGGCCGAGGTACGAGGCGATGACCGTGCACCGACCTTGACCGCTTCCGCAGGCATGAGCGGGAACAACCAGCCGGTTGTATGCGCCGGGTTTAAGCTCGGCAACAGCGAGAAAGCGCGAAGCATCGGCTACGCCGAAGAGCAATCGCCAACGCTGAACGCGGAGTGCGGCGGCAACAAACCCGCGGTGGTTGCACTGGATATGTCGCACGCCTGCGATGTCATCAGAGACTGCGGCGAGGTCGTTCCGAGTTTGCAAGCCCGTATGGGAACAGGCGGCAACCAAGTGCCGCTGACGTATCAAATGCAGGGCTTCGGCGATTACCGTGAGGGGAACGTTGCAAGCAGTTGCAAGCAACGGGACTTTAAGGACGGAACAGACCTTGTGTGCGCCGTTGACTGCCGGAACTTTTGCGAGGGCGGCGAGGTAAACGGTACGCTGCAAGCAAACGAAAGCGGGCAAAGCCTGAACCTAAACAATACGGTTCGTCAGAACATGATCGTGCGCCGCCTGACCCCAATGGAGTGCGAACGGCTGCAAGGATTCCCAGACCAATGGACGGACATCGGCGAGTGGCGCGACAGCAAGGGCAAGCTGCGCAAGCCGAGCGATAGCCCGCGCTATAAGGCCTGCGGCAACTCGATCGCGCTGCCGTTTTGGGACTTTTTGGCAAAGCGCATCAGCGCGCAGTATTTGCGCCCCGTTACGATGGGGAGCCTGTTCGACGGCATCGGCGGGTTCCCACTGGTATTTGAGCGGCACAACGGCAAGGGCACGGCACGCTGGGCGAGCGAAATTGAAGAGTTCCCAATCGCCGTGACGAAATTGAGATTTGGGGAGGAATGACCATGTACATCGGAGAACCATTTAGCTGGAAGCCTGCCGCATTTCAGGGCAGCAACGGCAAGAAGCTCAAAGAGCGCTTCAAATTTTGAGGAGGTAAAAGATGAATGCTTTAGAGTTTTTGAAGGAAGAGCGAAGAATGTGCGCTTCTTTCGACGCAATGTGTGTCAAATGCCCTCTCGGCGATACTGGATGTTGCGTTATTGTCGGGGACACGGATAGGGAGCTTGAGAGCGAAGTCGCTGCCGTCGAGCAGTGGTCTAAGGCTCACCCGCGCAGGATGCGGCAGAGCGTGCTCTTGGAGCGGTGGCCTAACTGCACAATGGGCGATAATGGCGTTGTCGGGATGTGCCCAAGAAATGTTGACAAAAATTATATCTGCGATCCGAATCGTTTTGCTGGATGCCCCAATTGTCGCCGTGAGTTCTGGATGCAGGAGGTAGAGTGATGGTTTCGGACGAGGCATTGAAAAAGCTGCAAGAGCAGATTGCGGCATGGCCGATGGAACGGCGATTCGTGGTGCAGCAGCTCATCGAGGACTACCGGAGGAATCGAGAGGATCTGCGCGCCTACGAGGCCACGAGGCTGATGCCGGAGCAAATTAACGATTTGGCGAGTGTGCGGGAAATACCGCCAGAAGCAGAATACGCCATCAACAAACACGCTGACAGCATCATCGAACGGCTCGACAAGTTGCTCGCGCAGACAGATGACGATGTCCGCCTGCGCGAGCTGGCCGAGGCTGACAAGGACGGGCGGCTGGTGGTGCTGCCGTGTAAGGTGGGAGATACGGTGTATCGGCTATTTGCAGGGAATCCCGACAACCCTGTGATTGCAACGCTCAAAATAAACACCGTGGCCGAAGCGGTAAAGCTTATTGGCAAAATGGGGATGCACAAATACATCGGGACATTCCTGACCCGCGAGGAGGCGGAGAAAGCATTGGAGGCAATGGAAGATGTTTGACCTGAAACCTTGCCCGTTCTGCGGCGGTGAAGCAATACTTGAAACAGTAGATGGCAACAGCTCAGAAGAGTGCTATATATACTGCCCAGAGTGTGATTTTGAAAGTGGCGTATATAGCAAACCCAAATTTATCGTCGAAAAGTGGAACAGGAGGGCTGACAATGGCTGAATACATTGAACGGGAAGAAGCGCTGGCAATAATTGAAGAAAAGCAAAAAGAACTATGCCCTGTTGGACGATATGGCAGAAGTTATGTTTATGGCTCAGACAGGGAGAAGTATGACGCTTGGGAGGAGATTGTTGATGCTTTAGAAAATATACCAAGCGCTGACGTTGTGCCGGTGGTGCATGCGCGGTGGGTCTCTGTTGCAGGAAAACGCGACCGCATTTGCTCACGGTGTCTGCACAACGAGCCTTACAAAAATGCTGATGATGATGCAGAGGTGTTTGAATTTTGCCCGCATTGTGGCGCAAAGATGGACGGAGGTGACAAGCGGTGAGGTTGATTGATGCTGATATAGCCGCCGCCTTCGCGGAGAATTGCGGGGCAACCTTTGTGGCGAAAAGGCTGAGAGACAGCAATGCCTTTCCGGAGGTCGTGACGCGGTGCAAGGACTGCAAGTACAGTTGCAAAGATGGAAACGGACGTACCTGCGAAGGCTATTGGTATGAGCTGAGCGAGTACGCTGTCTCAGTAAAGGATGATGCCTTTTGCAGTTACGGCAAGCCGAGGGAGGGCGCAGAATGAGATTCCTGGTGACGCTGGCGCTGGATGCGCCGGATGATGCAGATCCGCAGGGGATCAAAGAAAAAGTGGCGATGGACTTTGAAAAGTACGGCGGCGTGCGCGTGGTCAAGGTCGAGCGCGTGAATGAGTATCAACAGATGACGATGGAGGTGCAAAATGGCGATTAACGTGAAGAAGTACACCAAAGACCAGATGGCGAAGATGGTGGAGGAAGCGCAGGAGAAGACTGCGGCGCTTGAAGCGGAAATCACCGAGCTGAAAAACTGCATCGACGAGAAGAATGATCTGATTGCCGAGTATGCGAACCTAAAGGCGGCGATGCAGCGGAAAAACGCCGCCCTGACCGAGCAGATTAGCCAGATGAATGGCAAGGCCATCACCCGCGAGAATGTGATCGCGAATCTGAAAGCTGACGCGGACGCGATGCGGAACAAGCTCGATGCCACCGAGGCGGCGCTTTGGCGGGCGAATGCAGAGTTGACGGATTCTGTAGCTGAAAAGAACGCGCTGCGGAATGACGTAACTAAAATGACGGATAGAGCCGCTTTTGAGCTTGGGCGCGCTGACTACGCAGAAGCCCACCCGTGGAGAAACCTGTGGGTGTGGGTGAAGAGAAAGCTGGCGCGCCATGAGTAAACCGCGTTATAGTTGGTGGGGCTATGTAAAAGCCATTATCCGCCGATACGATCCAAATCGAGAACGGGAGTTGCGCGGTGTGCCGCTAAAAGAAAGTTGCGCCGGGAGACCGGGCTTGATCCGCAGTGCTTTTATGACCTGGTAAAGCTGCTGGGAATCGCGGAAGAGAAAGACGGCTGACGTTCATAGAAATCTTAAAGGGGGAGGGGCACTTCGTAAAGGAGGCCCATTATGAAATACCGATACACCGTCCAGCAGCTCCAGCAGATGGAGCGCTGCCGCTACCTCACAGACCGGGAGCGGCGGGTGTTCAACCTGGTCTGCCGTCGTGGCTGGGCAATCGAGGATGCGGCGGCAGAGCTGTACCTGTCCCGCTCCGCTGTGGCTGCCTGTCTGCGTTCCATCCGGAATAAAGCTGGCATATCCCATCCAAACAAAAAACATCCTTAAACCATGACAAGCGGTGTCCTGTGGTACGGTAACCATAGAGCACCGCTTGTTTTGCGCGCGGAAACAGGGGGTGTATTTTTAGAGAAGGAGGAATCTCTCTATGGCTGAATTTGCAAGCAAGGGCGTCGCAGGCACTGCTCTCGGCACCGGCATTGCCGGTCTGTCTCTGGGCGTCCTGAACTCTCTGGGCGGTCTCGGCGGGATGCTGCTGGGCAATCGCGTCATCCCCTTTGCCGCTGGTATGGCGGCGGAGGCCGGATGCAGCGAGAACCACACGGTCAACCGCTATGAACTGTCCATGGTGCAGGAGAACGCCAAACTCCGCAGCGACATTGCCCTGCGGGATGCCAACACCTACCAGGACCAGAAGATGCTGGAGATGTACAAGTACATCGACGGCAAGCTGGGCGAGGTGCATGGTGCGCTGGCTTCTCAGGCGGTCAACAATCAGGCCACCAAGGACAGCTTCCAGCTGTTGCAGGAGCGCGTGGACTGCTGCAAGAACGAGCTGTGCGGGGCCATTTCCCGGGAGCGGGACGAGCGGAAGTGCGCTGACAACACCATTGTCACCTACACCAACGCCACCTTTTATCCCAAAATGGTCGCGGACATCACCACCGGCACCGGCACCACGCCCCAGTCCACCTATAACCCCCTCCCCGTCTCCACCTGCGACTGCAACTGCGGTCGCTAAGAGGCGCAGAGGGAAGAAGAGAGGGGCATAGCGCCCCTCTCTCCCGTCATTGGAGGAATCTATGGTAACATTGGAACAGATCAAGCAGGGCGCTGCCCGCTATGTGGACGAGGAATTTACCGGCAAGCTCACCGGCTGGCAGAAATGGGCGGTCGGTGCCGGGGCTGCTATGGCCCTGGGCAATCTGGACGCCAGTCTTTCCGCCCTCCGGGAGCACCCCGCCGTAAAGGCCCTCGGCATCTTTGACGAGGCGGGAAACGTAGACCTTGACAAGATCTACACCTGCCTGAAAACCGAAGCCGCCAAAGGCCCCGTCACCACCAATATCCCCCTGATTGGGAACGTCACGCTGAATGAAACGGATGTGGACAAGCTCTACACCCTTATCAAGCAGAGTTAGGAGGATCGTATGAACGAGATCAAACACTTGGCCGAAGGGATCCGGGAAGAACTGGACGATGCCGAGAAGTACGCCCGTGAGGCCGTCAAGCACGCCGGGGAGGACCCGGAGGACGCCAGCACCTACGCCGACCTCAGCCGTCAGGAGTTGGGCCATGCCAATCGGCTCCACGAAATGGCCGTTCGCCATATCGAAAAGGCGAAGGACGCCGGTCTCCATCCCACGGAGGCCATGCAGGCCGTCTGGGACTGGGAGCATGAACGGATGCTGGACCGCGCCGCCCATGTGAAAACGCTCCTGTCCATGATGTAAAAGCCAAACAAAACACCCCCGCCAATCGGCGAGGGTGTTTTCTTTTACCATTCGATGGGATAACTGCCAAAGAAAGTGTATGTGCTTTGGGCCGCCGCAATTTGGGAGGGTGTCAGCCCAAGTCCGTATACATACGCACGGAAATCTGCCGCCTTTTCCTTTGGCTTCATTCCATCTGCGTTGTACAGTTCCCGGTACTTGTCCAGAATCGAAATAGATGTACTTACACTGGCTCCAGCTTCCACAAGTGCCCCAGTAAAGGGGTTCTTTTCCGGTTTCGTGGTGCTGTTTTTCTCTTCCCATGCCTTACCGCGCTGCCTGTCTGTCAGCCCGGTCAGATTCTCCAAAGCCTGTGCAGATTCCACACTGGTTACCCTGCCGTTGTTGTCCTTGTCAGCGGTTACCTTGTAAAGGATGTACATATCCGGCGGTAGCACACTGGCAAGCGCACCCTTGGAAAAGCTGCTGTTGCTGGGCTTGTAGCTGCTGACGGCCTGCTTCCCCTTGACATTGGCGTATTCGTAGGCGTAGGAAATGGCCTTCGCCTTGTCATCATCAGAGAGCTTCTGATACCCCTTGCTTTTCAGCATGTTCTCAACGATCTGTTTCCGGGTGCTTCCCATAGTCTTGGCGTACTTGGTATATTCTTCACCCGTCAGGTATTTGGTCTCTCCGTTGACCATGAAGGACTTTTCCGCCGCCGCCGGATAAACGGCGCTTTCCCCGGTGGCCTTCGCCAGCCGTCGGATCTCCTGAGTGGCGGGGCTGTTGTCCTGCGCTTTCAGGAAGCCGGGGGATATGAAGGACTGGAACACCCGCTCCGGCGCGGAGCCATTAGAGACCTCGTTGCCCCACAGGTCGATAGAGGGCTGTAGCCGATTCCGCACCCCCGGCACCTTCTTCGCCGCCCCCTGCAAGAAATAGTTCACGTCAGAGGCCACCTGCCCGGAGCCCTTCTCCACATAGCTTTTGCGCACCGTATCATCAAATACGGACGCAACCTTGCTTCCGATGGTGGGGATATACTGTCCGGCGTAGCTGCTGGCCGCCCGGTCGAGCAGATAGCCAACCTTGTTGTCGGCGTAGCTCCAATAGGAGATCAGGTCATTTAGAGAGGACAGCATGGAGGTTTCCAGCACAACGTCCTGCATACCCAGCAGAGAATCCACCAGCGCATCGAAGGTGCCGCCGCCCTTCCGAACGGATTCCATAATGGCAGCGCCCGCGAACAGGGGCATTGCCGCCGGAACCGCCCAGTCCAGCGTGTAGGACTTGTCCCCGATTTGGATGGCATAGTTCTGCCCGCCCATGGACTTCTCAAAGGCTTCCTCCTTGTCATCGTCACCGGCCCGAACGTGGAGCAGTCCCTCCGCCGCCAGATAAGCGCCCAGTGCCAGAATTCCGGTGCCGGTGAGGCCGGATGCAAGGGAATCCACGGCGTCCGACGCCGTGCATTTCCCGGATTTCACGTCAAACAGGGCTTCTTTGATGCCTTTGACCAGTCCGATGGGGCTGTAATCAAGACCCGTGGTCAGGATATTGGCCGGGGTCTTGCGGAAGGGGAACAGGGCGTCCGCCACGAAGGAACCTGCCCGTTTTACCGGGTTATCCCCCTCATAGCGGCCAAACTGAGACAGCGCCTCGGAAAGTGCCGTGGTGTTGCGGTAAGTGGCCCGCTGTGCTTCCTCAATGGCGTAGGCCCGTGCCGCCTCCACGTCTGCGGCTCTGGTGCCCGCGTGGGCTTCTGCCGCCGTGACCCCCTTGGCTTGCAGCGCCTGGGCGAAGCTGTCCACGTAGGCCGCACGGTTAAAGATCACGTCCTCATAGTCAAGGGCGCGGCTGTTCAGGTCTCCGATGCCCTGCACGGCACGGGAGAGAACGTCCTCCCCCTTGAACATTTTCCGCTTGCTCTGGATCTCACGCTCAATGCCTGCTGTCGTGGCATCGGAATACTTCCCGCTGCCCATGGCCGCGCTCTGGTCTGTCTCATACTGGCCCTTGGCAAAGGCTTTCAGATCCTTGTCAACATTCACGGCCTTTGTCCGCTGAGAGGGGTCCTTGATGACCGCCCGCTCGATTGCGGTTCCGATGCCGTTCTTGATCTTCCGTGCACCCATCTGAATGGCGTTGCCCATGATGTTGCGGATGTGGGTGGTGGGGTTAGTCAGCATGGAGGTGTACCGCCAGAAATTGGCCTTCTCCATGAAGGTGCTGGGGATCTGGTCCGCAATGGACGTTGTGATGGCGTCCCACGCCGCCGCCCGCTCCGCGTCCGTCTCTGCCATCAGGTAGTTGGTGGCCAGCTCGTCAGAGAGGGTGAAGCCCGTTACCTTGTCGATGTAGTCCACCCGTGCGCCTTCCACGTCTCCGCTGTCGGTGGTGCTCTGCCGGGGTGTCCGGTTCTGCCGTGCCGCCCGGTCATTCATTCGGTCTACCAGCCGCCGCAGCGTCAGCAAACGGCCCTCCGGCGTCAGCCGGTTCATCAGGTTCATGGCCTGCACCATCTGTGCACTGTCATGGGCCGCATCCGCAATGGCCGTTGCCAGTTCAAAGGCGGCCTTGTGGTCTCCTTCGGAAATGGCAAGGTTGTAGGCGCTGATGGCATCGGCGGTGTCCGCCTTGGTGATCCGCTGTCCCAGCTCCGCCTTGGCAACGAAACTGTTCGCCACCTCGCGCCAGCCGTCCCGTGCGATCTTGGCCTGTGCCTGCTGCACGGCGCTCCGGTCCGTCACCACGTCATAGTCGAACGCGCCGCCGGAAATGGCGTTTTCATACACAGTTGCCATCTCCGGGGAGGTCAGGGAGCTGTTCAGAATTGTGGAGACCGTTTTCTCCACATTCCGCCCAGTGTCAGGGTTCATAACGGGAACCTCAGAGGGTGCCCGCCGCTGTTCTGCCTGGATGCGCTGGGCGCTGTTGGGGTTGACCGGGTAAAACTCATCGCTCTTGGCCTGCATGGCATCAAAGGGCGTGTTCACCGCACCCGCCACGGCATCCCCCGGCGTGTCGAAAGCATCCACATCCTCTAAGCCACGGCCCCGCGCCTGCTCGCCCGCGCCCAAAATGCTCTGCTTGGCAGTGAGATACCCGCTGTTGGGTCCCACTTGTTCGCCGGTCATAGTAGTGTAGCCGTGGGAGAGCATATCGTCCAGAATCAACTCCACCCGCTTGGCCGCCGCCACGTTCTCCTGCCCGTGGTCCGTTACAATGCGTTCCGCTGCATCAATAATGCTGTCACGGGAGAGGCCGGTCTCATTCATGGCCTGACGCAGATGGGGAGAGGTCTGCGCCGCCTGCTGGACGGCGTTACCCTCCATGGTCCGCTCATAACGGCGGCTCATGGGCTGCTGGAGGGAGAGGTCTGCATCCGCGATCAGGGCGTTGGCCGCTTCCTGATAATAGCGGTGCAGCTCCGGGTGGTCGAACTGGAAGGCGTTCACATCTCTGCCGCCCACCGTCTCCATACGCCGCCGGTCGATGTGCTGCTCCGGGTCGATCTGGAACACCTTGCCGGTGGCATCCATGCCAACAGTGCCCTCCTCGTTGGCCCGGAAAACGGCGTCCTGCTGGGCCTCCGTCATAGTATTCAGGTCCACCCGATTCCTTCCAAACAGAACCTCGGAGAGGATGTCCCGGCTTCCACTGTTCTTGACATTTTCCGCCCCCTGTGCTATGCTATCATTAGCATTGAGGGGACGCGTACCCTCAACAGACGCCTGAGATTGTGTCCCAGCGTCACCATTGGTGGCAAGGCTGGTTGGATTGGCACGATCCCCGGCGTCTATTTTTATAACGTTCCCGTTCGCGTCAATCACTTCATGCAGATAAAATCGGTTTTTGCTGGTGCGCTTTACAACGGCAGCTACATAAGCAGTTTCGCCGTCCATAGTGACCGGGGCGGCAAATACATAGCCGTCATAGGGGCGGCCTTTCCAATTCTGCTGGAAATCAATTTGCTGCCCGCGCCGGAGCACTTCCGGAATGGCGGGGATCACGGCGGCCTTTGCCCCGCCTACGCCATGGCTCAAATCGTCCTTCACGGAACGCCCGTTGATGTCAATGTCTCCAAAGCCGGGTCGAGACACGACCCCCTTAATGGCCTCAAACATTTTCCTTGCCTTTTCAGCCATGGTTCGGCCCTCGACAAATGGGATCGCTTTGGAGGATACGGTCGAGACCGGTTCTGTGCCGTTAAGCCCCGGTATACTCTCTCGCAGCCGTTCAACGATCTGCACTGTCTCGCCCTTGTTTGCCGCCGTCTCCACACCGGGGGCGGCGTTTTGCGTACCCTCTGCGGCGTTTGCGGGGGTGGTGGTATAAGTACCCTCCCGAACGTCTGCCTGCGCTCCTGGGGCCTGCTGGGTTGGCTGCTGTGGCGTTGCCCGGTTGTTCCGCGATTCCAATACCTTCTGCGCCCCGATCTGGCCAGCCCCTAAAACGCCGCCTACGATTGCACCGCCCGCAAACTCTTTTGCTGCTGTACGTGGGTTCAAAATGGCATCGGGATCAGACACGGAAGCCAATGGGTTCCCCTTATCATAAACAGAGTTCTGCATCGCGCGTTCAATAACGCCCTGCACAACTTCTTCCTTACCCTCGTCCACCATGGAATTGACCCATGCTTTCCAGGCTGCGGCTCCGTGCTTCAGCTCTTCCGGCAGCTTTTGAATACCGCCGCCGACCTCGACCGCCGCATTCAAAAGGCCGTTGCCCATCGCATAGAGCGCCGCCTTCGTGCGGGCTTTGTTGTTCTCCGTGCCGGTCTTCGCCATGTCATCCATTGCCTCGTCATAGCTCTGTCCAACGACCTGAGAAAACGCCGTCCAGTAGTTCGGGTCTTTCGCCATTGCTGCCACGCCGCGCCGGATTGTGCCCGCCATGCTCGGGGTCATTTTCGCCGCTGCCTGTGCGCCGAGCCCCGCCGTGCTTGCGCCCGCAGACGCGCCCGCCGTCAGGTAGGCCATGACCGCCTGCGGCACTGCTGCGACCGTCGCAGAGCCGTACTTGTCCAGCAGTTCCGCCGCCTTACCGCCCTTTGCGACGTTGTCGGCGTATTTCTTCTGTGTTTCCTGTCCCTCATTCTTGATGCGCTGCGACAGTTTATTGAGCGGGGCAGTGTCGGACAGATCGCCGAGCTTCTGACCGGAAAGCAGCTCGAACGGTGACAGCAGCACGTCCTCGGCCAGCGCCAGTGTGCTGGCAACGCCCTGTGCTGCCTGATTGACGCCCTTTGCCACCGCGCCCGCGACGCCCTTACCGAGAGAGTATTTGTTTGCCCTCTCGGCATTGTTTTTCTTGATCTGGTTCGCCACCACCTGCGCCTGCGCGCGCCGCTGCTGGTTGGCGCGGTTGGTATAGTGTTTGCTGCCGCGTTCGGCGGTGTTGGTTTTCTTCTGCGCGGCCTTCTGATTCGTCGAAATGATGGCAGAGGTCAGCGCGTCAGTCTTCTTCGTTCCGGACGTCGTTTTCTGCTGATTGCTCAGCGAACGACGCATAGGCGTAGACTGGGCGGCGGATTTCGCCGCCGTCATCTTCGTCTGCGTGCCGCTCTGCGCGTTCTTCGTGGCCTTACCATCTGCGACCAGCTGCCGCAATACGGGGTTTACCGCCATGCGCCGTCACCTCACGTTCTTTCCTGCTTGTTGACCAGACCGCTGTTTTTCTGCTGCTGGTTCAGCCATGCATAATAATAGTCCTTTGCTGTCGCGCCGCCGGCCGCCGCCTTGGTCGCAGGCCCCCAATAGCCGTCCACAGCGATCTTCTGCCCCGCGGGCAGATACTTGTTCATATCCCGCTGTAACTGCTTGATCTGCGCGCTCGTCAGACCGCCGTTGTCATAGCTGACCTTGCCGGTGGTGGTCGTCTTGCTGGGCTTCGTGGTCGTCGTCCCGGTCTTCCCGGACGTGCCGCCGCTATATGTGCCGCCAGATGCGCCGGACGTCCCGCCGGAGCCGCCGGGAGAGCTGCCGCCGATTCCGTAGTAGTATTGCATTGCCGTCATGACCTCATCCGTGCGGATGCCGTTTTTATAGGCCGTGTACGCCTGCGACGCCGTCAGGCTGGGCTTTACCGTCGGCTGAGACGACGCGGCTCTGTCCGCCTCCATCTGCTTGAGCGCGAGATCATACTCCATCTTCGCCTGCGCCTGCTTGAGCGCTTTTTCGCTCTCGCGGATCTGGTCTTCTCGCTCAAGTCCCTGCACGCGCACCAGCTCGTTATAGAGCGCCTTGGCAAGCTCTGCCTGCCC